CTGCTGTTAAGCGATGTAGTCCAACTTAACAAGTGGTTCGTGAGTAGCGGCAACACCGTCTACAAGCTGGTTAAAGCCAAGAGACTGAGTAGCAACGATTA